AAACTCTTCTGTTCCAAATCCATCAAGTGAACTATCAAACACTTCATCCATAATGAGGAGGTTTGTATTAACTGAATTCTTCATTCTTGCAACTTCTCTCCAAGTAAAAAGAAGTGCTAAGTCAATTCTCATTTTTTCACCTTCACTGAACGATGCATAAGAAAAATCTTCATGAATTGGTGATTGGACGGTTTCGTTAAACTCCTCATCAAGTGTAAAGTTAATGTAGAAATCCATCATCTGTAGATAACGGTTTACTTGCTGATTTATCAGCGGTAGATACTTCTTGATGATTTTAGTTTTTACTCCACCGTCTTTAAGTAAACTGTAAGTGAAATCGTAGTAATTAACTGAATCCTTTTTAGAAGCGAGTTCGTCGTATGTAGTTTTTAAGTTGTCTTTGAAGGTTTCTAACTTCTCATGTTCAGAATTTCTGTTTGCAAGGTTCTCGGCAATAGTTTGAACTTCAGATTCAAGATCTCTGATTTGTCTCTGACATCCAGTGATCTTAATATTGTTTTGAGAAATGTCATTCGTTAGTTTTGAAATCTCCTTCGATAGAGCAGTGAATTGACGCTCTCGCTCCTCTTCCTCTTTAATTGCCTCCTCCAGTTCTTTATAACCAGATTGCAACTCCTTTGCTTTATTTTGAGCGTCTGTAATTCTATTTATTCTGAAGGTTTCTTCAATAGATTGTGTACAGGTAGGACAAACCGTATTCTCAGTAAAGAATTTATGTTCTTTTGTAATTGTTGATACTTTCTGAGAAATCTTCCCCTTAAGATTTCCCAACTTACGAAGTTTGTCTGCGGCACCAGTCACATATTCCTGTTCCTTAGTGTATTTAAATACCTCCTCTTCAGTCAGGGAGTTTTCTTTCATATAAAGTTCAACTTCAGACATTAAATCGGAAATTTTCCGATTATTGTTATTGATATTAGCATTCCCACGGTTTTCAAGTTCTTCGATAAAACTCTGCTGCATCTTAACCTTATCGTTAAGAGATTCTTTCTTCAGTTCAAGAGTTTTGATTTCTTCTTTTAAAAGACGAATCTTTTCCTTAATAACTGCATTCATCGAAGAGAAGATTTTAATGTCAAGCAAATCTTCAATTACTTCCCGACGATGAGCAGCAGGAAGTTGCATAAAAGGAACAAAAGTACTTGAACCCAGAATCACAATTTGAGTAAAAGACTTGTAGTTCATTTTAAGAACATTTTGTTCCAACCACTTTTGTTGATCTAATGCAGCCGCAGATTGATCAAGTGCAGCATCATTTCTCCAGATCTCAAATACTGCTGGTTTAATTCCTCTTACGACTTTCCACTCAACATTTCCAATCGAAAACTCAACCTCTACCTTACAGTCTTTATCATTGACTGTATTAATCAGTTGAGGTTTGTTAATCTTACGAAATGGTTTTCCAAACAAAGAAAAAGTCAATGCATCTAGCACTGTACTTTTACCAGCACCATTTGTACCGATGATGAGATTGGTTGAATTTTTTGTAAAGTCAATTTCAGTGAATTGATTACCAGTGCTCAAAAAATTCTTCCAGCGAATTTTTTTAAATAAAATCATGATGAGTTTTTGGAGGAATTACAATATCGTTTGGGGTAATAATTGTGTATTGATATCCATGGGATTGACAAGTTTTGATAATTACCTCATCTTCAATTTCAATCACATGCATTTCAGGATAATCTTCTTCTTCTAACATCATAGCATATCTCACCGCATCATCTTCTTCTTCGAACAAATAAAGGATATGTTCTCCTTCATCGTCAATTACTGAATATGCACCCTCCTCTTCCTTTCCATTAATGGTTATTATAAACATTATACCATCTCACACGCCTCTTGATAAACTTCTTGAAGTAATTTTTGAACTATTGATTTATCCAAACTCACTTCTGCTTCTTCTACATATCTATTCAAAATAGAAAGAGTATCTTCAGATTCAAATGCTTCAAACTCTTCGGATTCTTGTATATCAAAGTTTTCAATGACTTTAAGTTCAGAAATATTTGAGGCATAAAGTTTATCAATAAACTTTTCAAACTTCTTGGTGTCAGTCTTCTTACGAACAACAACCTTTACGATTTTGTTCTCATACTCTCGGGTGTCAAAAGTTTGATAGTTAGTATCCTCATAGTAAATGTTATAAAACATTTTATAAGGATTGTTGATTGGCGTATGTTCTAAGGTTTCCGTATCAAAGATTGCAAACCCACGAGTATCATTTACATCCGTCCAGTAAATCTCATAAGGATTTCCCAGATAGAAAACAGTTCCATTATCAGAACGAGTGTGGTAATGGCCAGAAAATACCTTAGAGAAGTTTTTAAAAAGATTTGCTTCCAGTCCATGTTCCATCACGATCTGACGATTTACTCTAAATCCATGCAATTCAAGATGTCCCATTGCACATTTGCATGATGACTTTTGAATCATTTTCAAAGTTTGCTCTTCATTCTCCTGATTAATCCAGGGTATAAAAAGAACTTTGAGTTTGTCTATTTTAACTTCTGTGGGTTGAGAATAAACAGTTACATTATCATACTCACGAAGCAGCAAATCCACAGCATTCACTTCGTTTGTGTTCTTATAATAAGCAGTATGATTCCCTACAATCGTATGAACCTTGACTCCCATTTCTTGAAGTCTGTCATAGTAATGATTCTTTGCCCACGAAAGTGCTGAAAAATCAATACCTTTACGACTATCAAATGTATCGCCCATGTCAATGACTGTGGTAATCCCGTACTGCTCCAGCGTCGGGAAAAACACATCATTGTAGAACTTCAAAAAATAGTCATGAAAAAGTTTTGAGTTTTTTCTAGCACCAAAATGCTGATCAGTAATGATAGCGACTTTCATTCAATAGCGAAGTTTAGAGTGAACACCGTCTTTGATAGAATTATAGTCGGAATAGTTGCCCCCGTCAATATTGTTGTCGTCGGTAAAGACTTCACTGAATCCAGAACGCTCAAGAATTTTGTTCTTAATTTCCAATTGACGCTTTTCTTTTTGAATTCTACGGAGAAAAGCATAATGAATGATCTGAGTGAAATATGCAAAAGGATTTTGTGACTTCTCAGGATTAAAATTATGAATATACTGAACGCAGTTTTCAATCCCATCAGAAATCATGTCTTCCTTAAACATGTAATTCACGAAGTTAGGTTTAAAGGAGAGATGATTTGCGATCTTTAGAAAGCACTCACCAATGTAGCGGGGAATGGGAGGTTTTGGTTTTCCTTGAATTTGAGCAATTTCTTTATCCTCACGATACTTAATGAGTGCTGCAAGGAACTCTTTATTATTAACGTAATGCTCTGACCTTTTTCTCTTGGTCATAACTGCTGTGCTTATCATAAATTGGTTTCATAATATGTAGGAATTATAGCACTTTTATTTTTAATATGTAAAGGTAATGTGAAAATACTTGACACACCTACAAGATCTGTGTATAATTACCTTTGTGAGGTTTGATAAATTAGCTTTAGCTATTTTTATAGAGCTTCTCTAAGATCTCTTTAGCATCATTTACATTAGCAAGATATCCCATTCTACGATTAATTTTTGATTCTTGCTTTCTCTTCTTATCATTTGAACGAAGAAAAGATTGATACATCATAATCATTTCAATATCAGAAGATTCAGAAAGAGTTATTACGTTATCTAAATTAACGATAAACATATCTTCTGTGGTGGTTTTTAGCCATGGTTCTAATTTATATCCAACAATCCCATTACGTCCTTTAAGTTCACATACGATGATAGGATTAGATATAATTAAAACTGTTCTATCATCTTCTTCTGAAGCTGCTACTTTAGCAAAGATTTCTTCACCAGTATTTAATTTGATGGTTGCATAAAAATCGTCTTCTATCATTTGTTCTTGAGTTGTATGGTGATTATTTCATAATTGAAGTTCTCTTCATTATAGATTTTGATTCTTTCTATGAGGTGATTGAGTGTATAATTTTTTCTTGAATTGTATGTGCAATCATCAGCAATATCATAAAGAACTGCTTTTGTTTTATTTTTTCCCTTTCTCAAGACTCTTCCGATTGATTGGAGGTTTCGGATTCTTGATTTACTAGGGGAAGCAAAGATGACATTATGTAAATTTCTAATGTTAATACCAGTAGAAAAAGTACAGTAAGAAGCAACGATGATTGCATTAGTTTCCCTTTCTGTGATTTCTCTAACTAATTCTCTCTCTTCAGTATCGACACCACCATGAATAAAGAATACTTTGCGATCACCTCGCTTGTTATTATTTATCTTTTCATAAAGTATTGCTCCATGCGCTTCTACTCTAGAAAACAGAACAAGAGTATTTCCTTTTAAATCCAATGAAAGATTTGTAATGAACTTATTTCTTTGTTCATGTGAAATCAGATATTGAATTTCATCTTCATACTTCTCAAATTTCTGAGGAGGATGCTTCAAAACGATACACTGAATATCCAACTGAGAAAGATGCCCTTGACGCATCAGTTCATCAGTCTTCGTAACTTTATAAGATGGGCCAAACAATCCTTCCAAAACCCACTTATGTGTCTGAGTTCCATCCAGAGTTCCTGTAAATCCAAAACGATACTTTGCATGGTGAAGTTTCGTCATGATTTCTACAAGCGACTTACTCTTGAATAAATGAGCCTCATCACCTATAATCACACCATAATCTTCAAAGAATGAACGTTCTAGTTTATAAACAGATTGCCAAGTTGTAATTGTGACGGGATGTTCGTTTGTTTTTTCTCTACCAGAATAGATTCGGTGGCAGTATGAGTCAGCATCCCAACCATAATCCTGAAAATCCTTATACATCTGCTCTACTAGCGATGTCGTCGGAACAACTAAAAGAATTTTTTGCCCTTTATCTACATAATATCTCACGATTGAATAAATCATCAGAGATTTGCCTGAGGCAGTTGGTGATATCAACAGTTTTCGGTTGTGTCTTAAAGCATCATATACTCCCTCAATTTGGTATTGTCGGGGAGAATGAGAACATATAGATGCCATGTAATCCTTGACACCTTCATATGAGATAGTCTCATTTAC